GTTTCCCAGTCACGATCACAATATGCTTAGGTACTTCCAAGAGTATCTTTTCGTAGTCTTCGAGTATTTCAGATAAATTGCTATCATCGTCTTTGAGTTTCCAAATAATACTCATTAATGCAATACCTTCTTATCATTAGACGAATGCTGCTCTTCCTGAACAGCCTGCGTCGCTATTGTTTGTTTTAATTGTTCACGCTTGCGTTCAGCTTCACGTAGGAAATTAAGAACTCGCTCCTTATCACCACTAGCTATAAGATCAATTGGAATCATAATTGAAATTACATTGCCGAACTGCTCTGCGATGTGAGGATACTTTTCATTTACCGTTCCAACTAATCGTATTAAATCTTCAACAGAAGAAATACGAACGTCCGTCCAATATACTGCATCCTGTTCTGCTTCCATATAAGCAATTACCGCTTCTAGTGTTGGACGAATTGAATGCAATAAGTCAAGCGTGGCTCCAGAATACTTAGAGTCACGCTTACTTATTAAGTCTTTGAACTTTTCTTGTGATGTTTTACGTTTCCACATTTAGTTCATCCCATGCTGTTTGTTGAACGTCAATTAAGATGTTTGCCACTTTTACCATATCTGGCTTGTGCTGAAGAACATCACTTTGCTTGTATAACACATTACGAATGTGATTGTCTTTTTCTTCAGCATAGCTAACAACTTCGTCATACGTCAGACTACCATTACGGATATCTAACAACTCGGCAGCATCTTCACGGAACACATTCAACTGTCCCGTCGTCAATGCTTCTTCACCCATGCGTAATAAACGAACCAAGTGCATAGCATGCTTAGTATCATATCCATACTTCTCTTCTAGTTCACCACGAGCTTCGTTACGATTGATTCTCCAATCCCAGTACTGTTTGTGCTTCTCTTTGGCGAGTTTATATTCATCTTTATTGTATTTAATGATGAATGATGGAATTCGACGAGACGTAACAATTTTCTTACTGAATAGTTTATTAACTTCCGTTTCGATCTCAAATGATACTTCTTCATTGGCAACAGATGCTAACGTTCCATCTGCATTATACGCTGAACGGCGGATAGTATCATCGTGCGGATACATTCCGTACATGTCGTTACCGTACGCCACCAAGAAGTGCGTTTTGCCTAATTGATGGAAGTTGAAATCACGAGGCAACACTTTCGCTTCAGTCATGTTATATACAAGTGATACGAATTGACTTTGCGTAGGAGCTTCGATCGGTTGTGGATTAGAAATCCATTTATTGTGACCTTTAATTCGCTTCAACTGTGCTAGTGCATATCCAGACGTAGTGAAAGCGATTTTCTTTGATAGAAAATCACTACGATGTTCTCGTAGTTTATCATACGCTGCTGTGCGATGGACAATATGTTGATCGTCTACCCACAACGTCTCAACGACATTAGGATTACAGTCCAAGCATAATTTCATAAAGTGAGAAAGTTCCCAAAGAGATGTGTCTTCTTCACTAGTATCTGTGCATTCCTTTACGTTAAAGAAAGGAGTTAGCAAGTTAATAGGTTCAGCACAAAAGATACCGCGATAGTCGGTATCGGAAGATGGGAGGTTTGTTCCATACGCAATCGATCCTGCAAAGTGTTTTACTAGGAGATTGGATTTGATTAACTCTTCTGGAGTTTTAGGAGTGTGCATTATTTAACCCTTTATAATAAAAATGTGAGCCAGAACATTATACTCTGGCTCACATAAGCTTCAAGGGTTATTCTTCGTCACTAGAATGTTTATCTTTGCGACGTGAGGTTGCAGATTCATCTAACTGATCTGCTGCGTCTTCAGAATTGGAAGCAAGTACTAGGTCATCATCACCTTCTAACTTAGATAGAATTTGTTCGTACCACGACTCATCGAAGTTCTTAGACTGTCGCTTATCTTCAGTCCCATCGATTTTATACCACGATCCACTTCGAACCACCACTCCAACACTTTCAGCAGCTTCCATCAAACCAGAGTAAGGGTTGATGCCCGTGTCGTATGGTACTTCTACTTCAACCTTCTGGAAAGGTTTAGTGAAACGTGTTTTGAAACCAGAAGCATTCAAACGAATACCAGCAAACGTACCAGCTTCTTTTGAATCTTTCAATTTCTTCTTAGTGAATAATGCAATTTGTGATAGTGAATAACGAACAGCATCACTAACAATCCACAATCCTTCACCATTAAGCAAATCTTGGTTCTTGTATACCTGAGACGTCACCGCCATTGAGATATTCTGACCTTTGATGTCTTGAACGAATGTTCTCAACATTGCTTTCATTTGCTTATTGCGCTGACCTTGGTCACCTTTTTGCTTTTGCTTCTGATAGTTCTCCAGTTCAGTATCAGTTAGACACATATCTAGTGAATCGTAAGCAATGAATACTTTAGGTGCATCCTCGTCGCCATTATATTCTTTCTTATACATTTTAATGAATGTAGAAATAATTGCAATAGCTTGAGAGAACGTTGTTACTGAGTTATACATGTAGTAGTCGTCTTCAACGTCAACACCAATGCCTCTCATATAATCATCATCAAGTGCTTCTTCGGAGTCTACAATAAGAATCATTGCACCATCCAATTGAGCGTTCTTAACCAAGTTACCAAGAATATAACTCTTACCAGATCCAGAAGGACCAGCTAAACCTACCAAGCGTCCTTGAGGAACGCCATTGCGGAAGCTACCACTCATAATGTAGTTGAGTACATAGTTTCCAAATGAATGCCAATAACGTGGAGGTGGTAGAGAACCCGTCACACCGTCAATCTTTTCGACACTCTTTTTAAAATCTTTTAGGAAATCCATATTTGTTACCGATTAAAAAGAATGCTCCGGACCGAAGTCCGGAGCGTATTTGCGCTTTGCTAGGTGAGTAGCTTATTCTCCTGAACGACGAGCCTTGAGTTGTTCAATAGCTTTTCGTGCACGCGCTTGAGCGTCATCTTCATCACCACCTGCGGACGAGCTTTCGGGAGCCGGAGAAGGTGCTGGTGCAGATTCAGCTGCTGGAGTTTGTGGTGCTGCTGGAGTGTCAGCACTAGGTAGTTGGAAGCCGCCTGCAGAACCACCTTCCGAATTACCGCCGTTGCCGCCTTCGCGCCATTCAGCATCATCGTAAGGAGCACCAGAGATTGCTGCTTCTAACATCGCTTCGATTCGTGCCATTTCGTACTGCTTGGGACGGGCAGTTGCAAGATCGATCATACCTTCCTGAGCTACACCTTCCAAGTCTGGACCTAAGCTAGAAGGACGACGAGCGAAGTTACTCAACGTATAAGAAGCGTAATCGCCCTGCTGATCTTTCTTGATTACGAAATCGTAACCGTTATCGAAGTCGAATGGTACTTCATCAAGATCGCCACTTTCGAACGCGTCCTTAATGATTTTGTATAAAGTATAAGTGATTGAAACCAACTTAACCTTACCTACTGGATCTTCATCGTCCTCCTTTAGAGGGACAGAAGAATCGGTAACAAGTGCTTGTCCGATATAGGACTGCTTACGCCAGAATTTCTTACCGTTCACCTCATCACCAGCTTTGTAGTAAGCCTGAGATGCTTTACAAATTGGACATTCCTCACCGTACATGTGGTTACATGGAACCTTGTACTTATTACCATTAATGGTAAGTTCATGCATACGCTTTTCTACTAAGAATCCATACGGATTATCAGTATTAACGTCTGGTAGGAAACGGATTGAAGATGATTGGCCGATAGGCATATTCCAGAATGGGAAGTAACGGCTAGGACCAGAAGGACCTTTGTTTGCGTTTTTCTTATCTGATTCGGCTGCGAAGTTTTGGCGAAGTGCGTTTATATCTAACATGTCTAATACCTCTTGTCTAATTGTTATTATGTTAAAAATTTATCTAAACTTGTCTTACAAGTTTATTTATGTTTGTGAGCTAAAAAGTGTCCAATAATTATTCGTATGATTTCAACACATGAAACACACGTTCTTGTAACCCTTGCTCACGAGCTCTTTTGATGTGGTTAGTGTATTCACTTCCACCTCTCGGAGAAACGTTAGTCCTATGATAAACTTTCTCACCACGTCCACCGCATATATGCTCAAATTCGGCATCATGCTTTTCTTGTAACTCGTTACGTTCTTTTTTCTGACGCTTGAGTAACAAATAGTTTAATGGAGAGATTAAATCTTCTGCTAACATTAAAGCAGATCCTTGCTCAATGTGTGTAAACAAATACACAACATCCCTACGCGATGGATCGATTATGGTATCGCCGTGAGTAAAAATAGGTTGTGCTGTACTAGCACTCTTAACTTCAAACTCTAAAGGCTTACCGTCGATTAATATCATGAAGTCAGGGAAACGATTCTTCCCAAACGGATGATGACAGATATACAACCCCTCGTGATACTTCCGTGCAAACTTTGTTAGTGTCCCTCGACCAGCCTGAAACAATTGCTTCTGCTCCTTTGTTTTATACATAGGAGCAATCTTAACCGTTTCAAAACCATTATCGTTGAATACAGCTAACGTGTCTTGTTCTTGCTGAACGTCACGTTTAGTGTCACAATATTGGATGTTGATTAAATCGTTATATAATGAAGTAGCATTTAATTTATTGTTATTCATAGTGTGAGCGCTACTCTACTTAGGCTCACAAACAAAGTAAACACTTATTTGACAATTTGCTGTCTTTGCAGCTCAGTTGATAGACGCATCAGGTGTTTGCATAGGCCTGGTGCGCGACTAGGATTACGAGGACCTCGATTTGATGTAGCTTGATAAGGCTCAGGCTTAGGACCCAACAAACTCCCATCGCCATGATTCCATGTAGCGAATGTCCAATAGAAATCTAAACAATTGCATGCTACTTGCACGTTAGTTGATGAACGTCTGATAAATTCAACATTATATTGCTGACCATCTGAAGCATCTAACACAACAGTTTGAGCTGATGGCTGTGGAGAATAGATTACGTCATTGAATTGGATATTGGATTGATACTCACCACCGCCGTCAGTATTGCGAGTGATAGCTTTGATTGTGAGAGTGTTTTGTCCTGGGATTACTTGGTAATCAACTATCTGAATCGTATTAACCAAATGTTGACGACGGCGGGTTTCAGGAAACGCAGCGATCGCTGAGCGTTCAAGTTGATCGAGAGATGATGCTTCTGTAATAACGCTCTGAAAAGTGGAAAATGGGACAGTTATAGTTTTCATACTGATATTTATAACTATCCCATTTCATTTCGCCTAAACGTTATTAGGCGATACTACAATTTCGTCAAATTCACCGAGCGATGGACTCGCAATAGTGTGATATTGACGGTTAACTGCACCTTCTGGCACTTCCTTATCATGTCGATATGTTTGACGATCTAACAACTGCTGTAATGAGATTGGGAATAATACTGCTACAACCTTATACCCTTTACTTCGAGCAGCTGCGATGTATGAACGGCGACGCTTTCGTGACCCGTTCACATTATCAACCACGATAGTCGGAGCGTTTGTCTTCAACTTATCATTAAAGTCCTTTACGACTTTTTGTGAAAATTCCAGATCCTCAAGCTGTTTGCGGAATGCTTCTGCGTAGTTTGCAACTTGACTTTCTCGGTCACTACCGACATTGGGATCACCATACCATTCAAGACGCAAATCGTCCATCGAATGAGAAACATGAGGATGTGGGACTTCCATATTAACGAAAGTCGTCTTACCACTTCCCGATGCACCAATCAAAACATAACATACGCTTGGCAAGTCAGCTAAGTCATCGCTCACTTCTGGTTCTTCAGATGCATTATATAAATGCTCCTTAGCGTCTTCACGAGCTTGATCGATCCAATCTAAAGTACCTTGAAGTTTCACTGAGTGATTAGCGGAAATGCGACCAACACAATCTGATAATAAACAATTGAAGTATACTTCAGGATCATTGTCGAAAATCATGTTTACAGTCTTGAAGATCTCCGCTCGCTTCTCAGCTTTCTTAATACCATAAGGCAAGTGCTTCTCAATCAACCACGCAACGTGATAGATGTGTGTCGGTGTTAAGAATGGGAAGTAATCTTTTAACATTGAAAAGTTACTCACAGCCCAATCTTCCCACAAACGTGCGCTTACACCTTCATGTCCAGCATAACGACGTCGAACTTCATTACCATCGTAGTCAAATATTTTTTCTTCTGCTGCGGGTTTCCCAACATCATGGAATATTACCGCCAACGCACCGACGACGGAATGAATATCATTCTTCATAGTACGTACGTATTGCGTAAACACCATATCAGTGTGAGCCGATACGTTACGTTCAATATGCCATTCGGAATCTTCGACAGTCTCTCGCATAGCATCCCATAACGGGTCCTGCTTACAGACTTCGAAGTAGAAGTGAATTGTTTGTGTGATTAAATCGAGATCTAATGTCATGACCTTATATCCTTTTTGTTAGGATATAAGTGTGCGCTATTAGAAAATCATTGGCAACGGTTCATCGTCACCTAAGTCACGTTCGGGTCCTGTAGATGTGAAGTCGTCGTATGACGTTAATCCATAATCTTCTTCAGAGTAAGTATATAACTTATCGAACGCTTCCTGTTCATAACTAGCAATCTCCGTGAGAATACGAACGGCGATCAATACAGCTGAAATACAGTCATCAGTACTACCAATCTGTGCTTCGTATGATTCACGTTTACGAACATAGTTCTTTAATTCGGTTAGAAGAATAGGGGAACGGATGTGTAAATTTGCACTTTCAAGCATGTGCTTCATGTCAACACAAGCCTTCATCTTATTACGACCAGAAGTGTTGAACCCCAAACGTGCGCTATTATCAGCGCTTACAAACTCAGCAAACTCTGGTGGATTTTCATCGTTCATGTATAGAGACATGATACCTTCACCTACACCATTATTTTCAACTGAGAAATAGATCGTACCACTACGTTTTTCGATGGTTGAAATCAACCACTTCAATTTAACATACACTTCAGGTGAGTTCATTGTATTTGTTCTAAACTCAGCAACTTGTCGCATCGATGGGAAGTGGAACAATTCAATAACGGTAAAGTCACTACCAGTACCAGTAGCTGGATCCACACCGATGATGTACGTTTCTGATTGTTGCAGTTCTTCCCAGAACTTAAATCCATTAACTTCACGAATATGCTCACCGCAGTTAGCGCCAATTGTTTGAAGTGCGATTGTGTCAATTAATAGCGAGTCGGATGATAAGAATTCACAAAGATATTCCTGTCTCCATAATAGTTCGCCTAATTGAGCAATCTGTTGTTGCTTAAATTCCTCATCACGTCCAGGCGGTTCGTCCCAAGCGACTTTAATCGGATAGAATGTAAGAGCTTCTTTCTTACCATCTTCTTTCTCAACTTCTTTGGCTAATCCAACTTGAGCAGATCGCCACATCTGAGCAAACAAATTACAATCACCGTTAGGTGTAGATGTCATAATACAACTACCACCAGTCGATAGTGTAGGTAGGATAGCAGACCAGAATTCAGTTTGAATACCAGGCTTTACGAACGCGAATTCATCCAAGAAAAGAAGAGAGATAGATTTACCACGACCTGAATCTTCAGATGTTGCAACACTATCAATTTTAGATTTATTATCGAATACAATCGTGTGTTTGTTCCAACCATCATCAGCAACACCAGGCTTCAACCACATAGGAAGTTCTTCGTAAGCGTGCTTAATACGAGAGATCATTTCCATTGCACCAGCATTTTTGTTAGATGCAATTAGGATATTTTGATCTTCATTAAACATGGCATGCCATAGAAGGTAGATAGCAGATGTTACAGACTTACCAGTCTGACGTGCCGATAGTACAACAACGTAACGTCGATCTTGGTAAGCACGTAACATTTTTATCTGATACGGATAAACCTTAAATGGAATAGATCCACGAGTGGGGTGTTGAATCTTTACGTACTTACGACAGAAGTACACAATGTCGGCTTTACACTTAGCAATCTCTTGCAATTGCTCAATGGTGTAATCCTGTGTTGAATTGGATTTTCTTACTCGATTATAATTCTTAGCCATGATACTATTTAGGGTGATAAAAAATAGGGGTACTATTCGCTCTCTTCAGTTGGCGATTCCTCATATTCACCATCGATAGTGTTTATTTCTTTAGCTTCAGTCTGTGCTGTAGCAGCTTGTGAAATCATTTGAAGAACTTCTTGGTGAGTCATAGTTACTCCACCATTTGACGCTAAACCAGCTGGACCGTTTTGAGATGCTTGTTCTAGCTTATCTTTCATTGACTTCATATTCTGCTTCTCACGAGCAGCTTGTAAGGCAATGTTGAGATAGTTAGCACTCACTTCGTGGTTACGGGCTTTATACTTTCCTTCTAATCCTTCAATTGAGCTGGTCACATTCTCAAAGTTTTCCATAGCATAATCGTATACTTCTTGGAATTGTTCTTCGATCTCTTCATCTTTGTCATCATAAGTATGATGTTCAACCAGTTCAGCAGGAACTCGCTCTTCATGAGGAATTACAGTTGATCCAGGTTCGATGTCGAATACTTCTTCTAACGGATGTTCGATTACTCGTTCGACGGTTTGATACTTACTACTACTTTCTACGTCTGGTAGCTGTACGTCTTTTTCGTTGCCGTTCATTACTTCAATTCCTTCAATATTAATTCTTTAGCGGCGTACTGTACACATTCAGTATGTCCATTAAACGACATTCTTGGTGCATATTTGTGTTCGATAAATGCTTCTTTGATTTGCTGCTCGAGATTAAACACATTCCATAACGATTCTTCTTTAATTTCGATCATCGCATATTGGTATGGCAGTTTATTATCAACTTCGAACCGATCTCTTAACGTTTTAGTAGTAATTCCAAATTTTAAAAAGCGTTCATTATTATTCCACATCTCGATAACGTATAATTTAGCTGGGAGATTTTTCCGATCGGGATTATTATCAAAGAATTTAGCATTATACCCACCTGGGCTAATTTCATTAGCACATTTAGGACATCCACTTCCATTCGTAATATGCGCACTGGCGTTTTGGAAAAAAGATCCATGCTTGGAGCATCCAATTTCAACTTTATCATGATATCGATGATAGCTAACCTTGGAATAATCATACATCGTGCCGTGGATCGCTTCCGCAGCAGATATGAACCATGCAGTATCATGTCGTATGCACTGGTGTCGTTGGGCATCTTTAGCGCAATCTCTACAACCGACGGAATTGTAGATGTGATTTGCTGGCGTTACTAAAAAGTTGCCGTGTTTGGGACACGTAACGGTGACGTGCGTCTTATTATTGAGGTATATCGTATTAATATATGAGTATTTATTTTTATGAATCGATCCTGCTTTTTCTATAAACTCAGCCGTTGACGGTTTATACCGTTTGGAACACTTTGGACATCCACCGCCTAATAGATGCTTACTCCCTCGTATAAAGAAATCCCCATGCTCTGGACAAATGATTTTTACCTTTTCATTACCATTCTTATAATCGACACAGTCGTAGTTATATTTCGTACCATGAATTGTTTTTGATTCGATTATAAATTGTTCGGTTGTCTTTCGTTTCATGAATTTATTTATACAACCAAAGAGATATTACTTGGATTTCCGACGTTTCTTCACTCTTGTGGTTTTTTGGAGATTACGAACTGAAAATAATTCATGCTCTGTTATAAGTCTAAATGTAATATTGCGTTGGTCACACCAATGCTTGGCATACGCCCATTTAGCCATATTTATCTTGTATCTTTGGTCCTCGTACAATGCGGTCTTAGTTCTACGCTTATGACGTGGTTGGACTGTTTGACTTGCTGGTTTTACTTCAAGGATTTCTTGCACAACAGCACCTGAACTATTGATGTACTCGACCCAATAATCTGGATAGTATTTGTGTATCTTACCATCCGGATGCATGTACTTAATGAAAATCTCTTCGGAATTCCAATGAAGAATATTTGTATTATGATCTAGGAATACGTTCATATCATATTCCCACGATGAACGGTAGGTGATATTGTTAACGTCACCTACGTATTTTTCTGGATGAACAGGAGTGTAATTCCCTTGACTGTAGTTACCATGTCCCATGTTAACCTCCTGTTAAACGCGTTCTGATTGAATTAATAGACGCTCCAATTCCTCCATTTGCTTTCACGCCTGTAATTACTTGTCCAACTGCGGTATCACTGAATGGTTCCAAGATGCCACGCTTCAATTGTTCCGTGAGCGTTGGATTATCTCGTTCTTCTTTTTCTGTGTCACGAGTCACATCAGGCTTTGGAGCTGTGGTAGTGGCCGGTGCAATTGGATATAACGCTTGAATTGTCTTACCACTATTGATGCCTCGAATTCCATCATTCTGTCTAAAGCCGTCTGTTGATTCTAACGTATGCATGTGTACACCGTCGTAAGAGAACGTAAATGACGCTTCTGTCTTTTCACTCTCTTCCATTGATAACTCATCCAATTGCATTTCAGTGATCTTAGGATTCAACAGAATATAAGTATCCATTTGTGTAGCACCTACGTCTTGTCCATTGCCTATCGGTAGACCACTACGTGGTGATTTCTTAGCGAGAGGGTTAGTGTACAAGTGGTGAATCTTAACCCACTTTAGAATATTACGACCGTTAATAAACTGTCCGAATCCGTTAACATCACTATCACTAATAGTACCTAACGATGCACCGAATAACGAAACACCGATGCTTCCGTCGATACCTTCAGGTGTTCGGTTACGATAAGGAATGGAATCCCAATTCATACCAGCTTTTACACCATTATGCTCAGCTTCAAATTGATCTGTATTCTCAACATTAGCGATCGGGCTCATGGTTTTAAGATACAACTCGTAAAATGACGTTACGTGCGAAGTCGCATCTTCATAGAAACGCATTGTTAAAGGTTGGTACGTGGTTTTTGTTGCTACTTTCGTTCGGTAGTTGTATATGTTGACGTCTTCGTATTCAAAAGACACGCTAGGACGTTCGCACGACTTAACCATGAAAGCGTGATCCAATTTACCCATAGAGTTGATAAACTGATCACTAAATCTAAATTCAACTACGAATAGAAACTTCTGTTTAATGCCGCGACGGATTAAATCTGTAGCCCAAGGTGATGGTCCACAGTGAATACCTTCCAATCGATCATTAGCAAGTTGGTTTTGACGGATGCCGTTTTCAATTAGAATCGCAGCTGATGAATATGTATCAGCGTGATCGTCAAGATTGTTTAGATCTAGCGTACCACCACTAATAAACCCAAGAATGGCACTTGATGCGTTACCAACGGCGTCACGAGCGGCAGTATTCGTTTGGCCAAGTACTGTATTTAGCACTCGCGAGCCGCCGCTGTTAGTTCCTTGTTCGCCAAGAATAATATCTGTTACTTTATCTTTACCACCAGCTACAAAATCCGCAATCTTTGATTCCGGCTGTAATGAGATTTTAATTAATTCTTCAAAACCATTAAACACGCCGCGTTTTGCACGTTCACGACGTTGGTTTTCTTGGTCTTGCGATCGAGCGGAATTAAGTCGCTCAATCTCATCCTGTCTATGCTTTGCGCAATCTGGATCGTAATTGTAATTTGGATTTACTGGCATGAGAACCCTCTATAAAGTATCATATTGATATTTATACCTTTGTACCGAACACAAAAAAGGGCGCTAAAAAGCGCCCTTTTCATTCGACTATGTGACGTTATTAAACGTTGTTAGCTCTTAGAGCAACACCACCACCAGTGTAACCAGCAACGTCTTGACGTGCGTGGTCGAAACGCAGTGTCAATGTCATTTGCACTTGTTCACTAGCAGCGTAGTCCAAGTCCATGTAATCGATTGTCATCAACCAGCAACCTTCAACAGTCCATTTTTCAACAAGCTGTTCGTTACCATCTAACATATCGATGTAAGTTGTAAATTTGTACTGTGAACCTTCAGGCGCAGCTGCAAGGAATGGACCTTCAACACCAGTAATGTACTGCTGCTTCTGCATTTGAGATTGAATAATGCGAGATGCTTTACCTGATAGATCGTGACTGGGAAAC